ATTAAATCTCCGTCACCCTTAATTACTCTGTGATAGACATAAGGTGGTATTTCAATAATTGAATTTTTTTCAATTTTCTTGGGTAATTCATTATCCATTTGAAATAACCAGTTTGTTTCATGTTCACAAATAACAATACGATGTTTCAGATCGTAATGCCACTTTAGTTCGTGACCTTTAACCTTGTTAGAAAATTTACGAATAATTATATTATCTTCTTTTGTCTGTTTGAAAGGGCGTTTAGACATTACCAAGGACTTGATGATTTTATACCTAATTTTTTTCTGTACCTAGAGATATTACAAGACCAATACCCAGCAGTAGTTTTGTCTTTTTTGGTATGACATTTATGTCTAGCTCTAAAAGATTTAGCAGCTTTAGGATTATTACTTCTGACTCTTAAGTTCGGGTCGCCAAAAGATACTTTTATCACATTTCCGGTTTTATTCTTTACATAAACTGAAAATTTTTTTGGACCACCTGGAGTTCTGAATGGGGAATTTAAATTAACTTTTCGACCTCTATATTCAGCTTCAGACAAAAAGTTTCCATCTCGGAATGGTATATCCAACCAAACTTCATCTCCATTGTAGTACGCTGTTTTTCCGATGTCGGTGTTCACTAACCATTCATCTTCTTCATTCAACTCTATCATATCCATACTATAGAGTTCTCTTACTTCATTTATCAAATGAAAATAGTTGTCAGAGTATGGTCTAAAAACGTTTTCTGACAAAGTTAGACGATTGTCTATGTGATGTTTTAAACTTTCTGAAATATTACAACTTTCCTTGAGTAACATAGGTCGTTGTACTAGATCTTCACGTAAAATCTTTTTAATTACTTCTTTCATAATTTTTTTTTATAAATATAAATATTTATAAATAAAATTAAAATTATGATACTAAAATTAAATTCAAAAGGTGAAGATGTTAAAAAACTTCAAACTAAATTAGGTTTAACTCCTGATGGAATTTTTGGAGCAGGTACAGAGAAAAAAGTAAAAGAATGGCAATCAACAAACGGGCTGACCCCTGATGGTATTGTCGGTGATGGTACTTGGAGTAAAATGTTCCCAACAACATCAACCAAACCTGAAATTGTTAAAGAAGATGTTGTAATTACCAAAACTTCCAATTTCAAATTAGAAAAATTAAAAGGTCATATACCAGACTCTGTAATTGCACAAATTCCAGATACGGCTCAAAAATTTAATATAACAACACCTTTACGTCTTGCACATTTTTTAGCACAATGTGGCCATGAATCAGGTGGATTTAAACACATTCAAGAAAATTTAAACTATTCAGCCGACGGTCTAAAAAAGATTTTTCCAAAATATTTTCCAGGTAACTTAGCAGAATCCTACGCTAGAAATCCCGAAAAAATAGCATCGAAAGTGTATGGTGGAAGAATGGGTAATGGAGACGAAACAACAAAAGAAGGTTATAAATTCAGAGGTAGAGGATACATTCAATTAACAGGAAAACAAAACTATACAAATTTTGCAAAATTTATTGGTGAAGATACCGTTGCTAATCCTGATTTAGTTGCTAACAAATATCCTTTGGCTTCTGCGGCATTTTTCTTTGATTCTAACAAATTATGGGCTATTTGTGATAAAGGGGCTGACGACGCTACCGTTACTGCGGTAACAAAAAGAGTAAATGGGGGTGTTATTGGATTAAGTGATAGAATTAAACATTTCAAAGAATATTATTCATTGTTAAATTAATCTAATGATTCATCGGTATTATGGTTAGTCGGATTGAAATTTTAGGACGTTTCCCAACAAAAGAAAATCTATTTAGATTTATAAAAGCTTATTACAAAATGTTTTCTAAAAAATTAGAAATAACATTAAACAACTTTGATGAAGACCTTATAAATAGTTATGTAGGATCTTATTGGAAATTTTGGGCTTCATTAGCAAATTCTATTGGAATGAATAAAGATGATGTAAGACAATTTTTTTTTATTATGAATTGTATTGCTGAAAATATTGAAAATCTTGATAATGGTACCATTACATTGGACAATTTTGAGGTGCCCGAAATACAAACGTTTGAATTAGAGGTGGTTGTTACTATATGGGAAAGTGAATTTGGTACATATGACATAGATTATGAGGGATATATGACTAAGGAACAGTTAGAAATTAATTATGATGAGTTAATCCCAGATTGGTCATACCCGTTTGATTGGGATTATGAATATACGGATACTGAACAGGATGAATCTGACACTGATCAACGAAGACTTAGAAAAATTAAATCTTTTCCAATATATGAATGAGTTTTTTAAAAACAAAGAAGATTGTTTTAATTATTTAAAATTTCTTTACGAAGAATTTTATAAAAATTATTCGAATGTTGAAATTAGTGAATCTGAAGTTAATCTTAATAATACTATTTATACAGATTTTTGGGTCGATTTTATAAACAACCCTAATGTTCCCAAATTTAGAGACTCAGAATCTTTCTTTTTCTTTTCTATGAATCTAGTTATAAAAAATTTTAGTAGTTTGAAAAGAGATTTATTAAGAGTTGACAATATGGATATACCAGAAAAAAAATTTTTTAGGATGGTTTTTTCATTTAGAGAAAGTAAAAAAAGAAGAGGTGACTATGAAGTAGATATTGAGGGAGTATTCACAGAAAAACAATTAAAAGAAAATCTCAATGAAATAGCGGAGGATTGGAGTGATTGGTATGAGTTTTCACCTGATTTCGAAACTATAGATAGTGAATTTGATCGTGTAGAGCTTGATGACATTAGCGAACAATAATATACTTGATACTTGATCAATCTTTCTCAAAAGATTTCGATAGTGCCTGTCTTAATGCCGAGCTAAATTCAGTTCGTTCGAACGGTAATTTATCATCTTGAAGTTGTAATATAGTAGAAGAAACTGAGGTTTTGTTAGTTCCCTCCCCAATATATTCTTTACCATCCATCGTGATTTTGGTTTTAACAATTGTTTTTTTCTGTTTAAACTCAAATGGTCCTACTCTTATCCCCTTTGTCGGAGCTTCTATAGACAAAATTTCTACAGTGACAGGTCTCCCGTTTTCACATAGACTATAATTTTCATTTACAAGTTCTGTTACAATTTGTTTTGCTCCATAAGTTAATTTTGTATCAGGAACTCCGTTCATATGTGCAAAAGTTATTACACTTGATATAAAATAACACACTAATGTATCCATAATTAATAATTTAAATTTGATTGATTGGTAAAACCAGGAGAAAGAATATAAAGATTAGTAATACCACCTGAACTTGGTGTAAATGTGTAAGTATTTTGTACTCCAGGAATAGATGTTCTTAAATCTGCAGATCCTGTATTCAAACTATCCCATTGTGATTCTGTAAACAACAAAGTTCTTTTTGTATAATTTAATCCGTTTATTCTTTTTGATATAGTATAAATATCATTTATTGTAATAAGATTATCACCACTAACCTCATATTTGTGATAATGATATGATTTGATTGGTGTTCTTTGTAAAACAATATCGTCAATTCCTACAAAATCAGCAGAGGATAAGTTTGACGTTGTGATTGGTATAACAACTTCAATATACCATTCATCCCCATTTGATACTGATTGTGAAAATGAATATTGTCCCGAAGTATTTGTTGTAGATGTAGTTTGTTGAGTCCAAGGAGTAAAAGTAGATGCTAAAATACCTAATTCCGATGTTTGTAGAGAATGTGTAGATTGTCCTGGCCTTCTCCAAACTACAGTTAACCCATCACCACCACCATATTCTTGCATTCTTGCTCTGAACGTATATTGAGTCCCTGCGACTAAATTTATATTTCCATAAATTGGTCCACTCATTCCGTGTCCACCATAATAACTAACCACAAATGTTCCACCAATAAATAAATCACTACCATCATCAGAATTTATTCCAAAAGAATAGGTCCCAGTTACAACAGGTATAAAAGTTCCTGTAACTTCAACTGAATAGTATTCTCCATTATTTGGAACTGTCGCTCCAGCATTTCTAATTGTTGTATATGTTGTAAAATTTAAACATGTAGTTGTTGATAATGTTCCTGACCATCTAAGTTGTGTATTTGAAAACGAAGTATTAAACAATCTATCAAATTCTAGTGTATTGGTTGGATATTGACCATATTGGGACGTACTACCATTTCCATTATGTGTTGAAAATATCTTAACATTAAGATTATTTGATAATGTGTTTATTGTCCCTCGTTTATACAATTTAGATGTTATATTTGGAACAGGAATATCATTTTCAGTTCTAATTGAACCTGAATGTGTAAATGTCTGTCCAAATATTGATATGGGTAATAATAAAAATAGTATTAATTTTTTCACAACAAAATTTTTGTTCCGGTTAAAACTTGCCAATTTTGAAAACTTTGATTCAGTTGGTATACACCTGAAAAACTAACAGTCCATTTAAATTTATCTGTAACTTTAAAATCTGTATTTACCATAGGTATAATCAAAAATCCACTTTTATACCACTGACCAGCATAAAAGAAAATATATGGAGAATATACACCTAACCCTAAAAAATTCAACCCTATTGATTTACCCCCTTTAAAGTTGGTAAATCCCCCACCTATTAAAGACCAATTACGAAAATCATTCTTATTGATTTGTCCAGTCGTATAAGTTGTTCCTCCCATCAAAGTAACCTTGTTTAACTTTTGAGCATTTAACAAAGATGCCGTCAAAAACCAATCAGTATTAAAATTTGTCATAAATGAAGTGGAGAATATTCCCATATACCTTTTGTATTTCAATGATCCATACCCAGATAAATTTAAAATGTTTTGACCCGTCTGATAGTTAATGTTTATTCCTTTGATAAAGGTCTGTTCCGTGTTTATGTGTGTTAGTGACGTGTTAAACCTAAAATTATCATTTCCACTTTTTGTAATATTAGAATCATTTCTTATTATAACAATATCTCCAGTAGCAATTAAAGCACCATTAGATACTTTAGAAGAACTTTTACCACCACCTCCACCATTATTTTCACTCTCACCACCACTTGCAATTTGTTGGTTTTTATCATCGGCTGTTGTTATTTCACTACCACCTTCGGATGAGCTGTTGTTATTATCATTATTAGACCCACTACCGCTATTTCTCGGTGGAGGTGGAGGTGTAGGTATATTACCAACAGAACTTCCAATAGAACTAGCCATAGAGACCACAGATGTAATATTAACCACTGCGTTTGCGGTAACACTACCTAAAAAATTAGATACGTTGTTGGACGTTTCTACACCTTCTGAGGCACATGGATTAGCACCTAAAGGTAAAGCGTCCTTGATTCCTTGAACCCATAGATTGTATGCACCAGCGTCTAACTCTGCGTATGTGAAAGACCTAAATTGTCCCGCATAAAACATAGTAACACTAGAACTTTGAGTTTCAAGTTGTACTGACTCAGTCTTTCCGTTACAAGGGTTAATATAAAAATAGGTGAAATTTTGAGCGTGAGTTCCCAAAATTCCACCTAATAAAAAGATGAATAGAAATAAAATTTTTTTACCAACCATTTTGCTCTAGACGCTTTACAAGGTTCATCGTAGCGACCTCTAAAGCTTTCTGAGTAGCAATACCAACGGTTGATTGGTCAAAACCCATTGTTGGATTTTTAAAATAACCCTCACCAAATTGAGTTGATTGACCTTGACCTGATGCAACTATGTATTGTGAGTTGTCAACTTTTACTAATCTAATTTGAATTCCTATGATGGTTGTATTGGTCTTCTTAGACTTACCCTTATCGTAACTTTCAGCATATGATACGGAGAAGTCGTAAATTTCGGCATAAGCGATAAACTTCGGTAATCTAATACCATCTGTTTTAAGTTTTGTTTTACCGTCATCTAAACCTTCAATTTTCTTCTCCCATGCATCTAACATTTGATTTACAATTGCATCTTTTTCTTCTGCAAATTCAAATCTGTTAGTGTAAAGTAAGTTCTCAACAATTCTATTCGAAACACCTAAACCCAATCTTTTCTCTCTCAATTCAGGAAAACTCTCCCAAAGATCTTTATTGACATTTAATTTAGAAAGTTGCACTGTTTGTTTTTTACCAGTGTAAGTAGAAATACTTTCTAGCGTACGATCAGTTTTTTCAAAATCGGCTTGATACTGTTGAGTCGAAATCGTTGATTTACAACCTAACAATAAAAATAAATTTAGAGTCGAAATAATAATAATTTTTTTCATTCTTCTTCTTCGTTTTCCAACTGTTTAGCTCTCAATCTTTTCATTCTTTCGGCAGGTGTTTCTTTTTTCTCTTCAGCAGGTACTACCGCAGGTTGTGTTGCTGGTTGAGCTGCTGGAGCAACTTCTCTAATTGTTTCTTTTTCTCTAATTACAGTAGTTCCACCTCCACCTGAAGACGCATTACTCTGGTTGTTATTCTCCAAGTTAAGATTAATAACTGGAGCCGCAGCTGGTGCTACTTGTTCGGTTTTAGTTTCTTCATTATCACTTCCACCACCAAACAAAATTGTGGAAATCCATACACCCCCACCTGTTACGATAGTGGCAAGTGTTCCTACGATGGTTTTCTTTAAACCACCCCAAGAGCCATCATTTTCTGTTTCTTCTGACATAATTTTACTTTTTAATTATTTTATGAATCTTTTGTTTTTCATTGGTTGTTAATCTTACAAAGTAGAAACCTGGTTTTAAATTACTAACATCTATTTGTCTTGTGACAATTTCATTTTGAGTGACAAATTCCCTGTTTGTAAAGTATAACTTACCTGTGTAATCATAGATTTCGTAATATAAATATCCCCAATTTGTTTGATAGTAGTCAATACTCAAATTATCATTTACTGGGTTTGGATAAACTCTGAAACCGTTTACTAATTCATTGACAAGTTCTCTTGCTCTTCTTCCATTGATAACTGTCGCATCAACAGGTGATGGAATAATATTTAGATCTTCGGCTTTATCGTTACCAGCGGCTTTGTTTGTGATTTTGATTGGTGATTGTTCCCAATTTGAATTCAAAATATTAAACTTGAAGTTGAACATTTGAGTTGAATTTGTTATTAAAGATGGTGACATTTTTGACTCATGTCCTCCCCATAAAATTTCACCTGGTTTTGTGGAAATAAATGAGTTCCAAGAACTTGCCTCAGGACCAACATTAATTTCTGAAAATCTGAAAATATTGGGATCGAATTGTAAACCTATTTGTGCCGCGCCAACTTTGTTACCATGAGTAATAAAAGTAACTCCAACGTTTACGGTGTTATCATCAGAGATCGTTAATCTAGGTATTCTAAATTGTACTGAGTCTTGAATGTTTTGGTAAATAGTTCCCTCATCCAAAACATAAGAAGTCCCTACACTTGGGTTATTTACTCTTTGAATTTGAAATGATAAATTATTTAATCCTGTATTGGTGACATCGCCCAAAACATATCCATAATATGTTATTCCATTAGTACCGTTCAGATTTTGGTCTATCAATGTAGTTCCTATAATTCCTGTTTGGAAAATATTGGGATTGGCGATGATGGTATTATATTCATTTGTTGTGTAATATCTTACATTATACTCGTTTGCAATAACAGGTGACCAAGATGAACGTCCTGTGGCTAAACGATTGAATATAAGGTAGGCATCAGATACCGATAAATTGCCACTTCTATTTACATCACCTTGTTGGAATTCATAGGACTGAGCAGTATCCGCATAAATACTCATGTCAGATAAACGGTAAGCATCAGTAATGTTTATAGATGAATTGTCTGATAAAGTGTCCAAATTGGAAACTAATTTTATATTATAAAAGGAAGTGTCATATGGGATTTTTATAAGAGCGATACCATTTGTATTGGTTGTGAAACGATCTCCTCTAAAATAAACCTGAGACGACTTAAGTTTGAAGTCGTAGGCAAATGGCATTTCAGGAGCTGGTGTACCATCAACATTCAACACTGTAATCGGAATACGAACGGTATCCATTTTAAATCTTCCACCATAGTTGAAAGTTCCCAAAGTGTTATCAAATCCATTCATTGTTGTTGCTATGTTAGAATAAGAAGGTGTACCCTGAACTCTCAATGAGTCAACTGAAGATGGATTGAATGTTGATGAATGCGGTAGTAAAATCTCAAAAACAGCTCCATCTGGAAAATCAAATATTGTTTGGTTTCCTGTATAAATTGCAGTTGCGTTAACCCAACCAGGTTGTGTATAGTACGAACCATATTTTGTGGAAATTGTACTTACACTCGGACCCCATTTCACAATAGGAGTTTTGAATGATTGAGGCGGATAAAAAAACCTTACTTGAAAACCAACATAGTTGGTCGTAGTTGGATTATGATAGTGTAAGTATACGACTGTCGTGTCATTGAGTATACTACCCAACGTGAATACAGTATCTATCAAAAAATAAGGTGACGATGAATTGGGAGAAACTAATACTTCGTTTCTCCCATTCTGTCCATATACATTTACAGAAAGCAATAATAAAAATCCTAAAATTATTTTTTTCATAATAGAATCAGTTGACTTCGTTATTGGATGATAAAGAAACACCATCTTCTTCGTCCATTTTTTGAACTAACATTTTATCTCTATCTTCGTTTGAAAACCAAAAATCAATAACTTTATTCAAGTTACCAACAAAGGCACCTAAAAGAATAAGAAGTAACTCTTTCCATGCTTCTTCGATCGTTGCTTTAAACATTACTGCCATTACAATACCAAAAACGATAAAGAAAAAGGTAAATAAAATTAATAATGTAATTTTCCAACGATTTGATTGCATTTGTTGTAACATAAAATTAAACCTTTGGTCGGGTTGTACATTTTGGAATTCCGTATTGTACAAAAGTGATTTAAATAATCCCATATTATTCTGAATTTTTTTTCGTAAAAATTTTATCAGCAGACGCTAGTCCGAGTGCACCAAAAGCCAAAGCGGCTACGGACTGAATTAATGCGGGTGCTGGGGCCACATCAACAGTCGAGAATGAGTTATGGTACATTGTGACGCATAAAGAAATTGCACACATTATTCCAACAAATCTTTTGCTGGAAAATGATCCTTTTTCGTCTTGGAAAATTTGAGTTAAGAATTTTTTCATAATCTTGGTCGGTTGTCTATAAATATATCCAACCATTCAAAATTATAGTATTTTACATTAAAATAATTTTTGAACTTCGACCATAATTTCTCTTTGTTTACCCTCGAAAAACTTTATTTGTTTTTGTTCTTCTAAAGTTTGGTCGAAATTATTACCCTTAATTTGTCTAATTTTTTCAGTGAGAAAATCATGTTGTTCTAGCAACCACTGATATCTTTCAGCTTTTCTTTGATTTATATCCATTTTTTTATTGTTCGATTAGTTTATGGTCAAATACTATTTTGATGTAACCATCTTCAGGTATTTGGTCAATGTCTAAATATGTACTTATTTTTTGAGGAGGTAAATACTCATGTAAATTTTTAGTGATATTTTTGATTATTTTTTCTTCAACATCGGGTTTTTTTACTTGGACCGCCCAATAAAGAGAAACCGCAGAAACATCTCCATATTTCAAAGGACCATTTTTATTATAGATACTGAAAATTGTAACAACTATTTCAATAGTATCATCATCTTTTTTTTGAATGTCTGTAACTTTGAATTTAATTTTTGGACTGTAATAAGATAAATTTATATTTTTTTTTCTTGTAGGTATTAAACTATTATACCTACTTGTAAATTCTTCTTTTCTTTTTTTCAAAAGTTCTTCATTTGAAATAGGCGTGCCTGATCGTAATATTTTATACATGTCCCAAATGTTTATTGGAACTAATTTTGCATTAACATCTAGTTTCGGGTATGCCAACCAATGATGGGCTTCTCGAGAATTTTTAGAAAAAAACCAAATACCATCACGATAGAGATAAATTGGACTATTATAAGATTTAACGAGATATATTAAATCACCATTAGAAATGTATCTCAAAGTTCCTGACATATTTGATGCCTTGAATGGAATTTTTTTGGAAATAAAATTTTTAATATGTTTACCATTTATTGTTGTAGTACCATATTCTTCTATTCTTTTTGCGAGGTCTTGTAACGTAATTTTTTCATAATTTCCATTTCGATTATAGAGTAATCTGTAAAGGTAAAGTAATACACTAGGGTCATAATTTGATAGTGGTGCAGCATTTAAAACACCTTTTATGAATTTTGCCGCGTCAAATTTATTCATTTTGAATAAATTTTTTTTGTTCAAATAATTAAATAATTTTGCTTCGGAATCACTTAATAATTTTTCCATATTTTCAATCAGTATTGTATTCAGGAAGTGGTTGATGCTCAAACGTAAATTTTAAATACCCTTCATCAGGAATCACATTTCTATCTAAATATTTATCCATTTTTTTGGGCGGTAAATAATCTTGTAAATTGGAAAATAATTTTCTCACTATTATATTTTCTATTTCTTTTTCATTCATTGTCACATATCTGAATTTTTCTTTAACTTTAGGGTCGTTGTAATTCACAGCAATTGGGCCATCGAATAACCCTAAAACGTTTATAATTACATTCACATCACCATCTTGATCAATTTCTATTTTTTTAATTTTAAATTTGATTTTGAAATTTGCATTCCAAGCGGCTTTCAAATTTGTTAATTTTTTGGGTAAAAGATTTTCGATTTCTTGTCCCAATTTATCTTTTCTCGATTTGATTATGTCTTCGTTACTCATTTCACCATATGTGTTAATGTCTTTCATAACATCTCGGTCGACCATAATCATTTTTGACTCTCTGTCTCCACTAGGTAAAGAGCGACTAATGTGTTTTGCTGTTGTGACTGAGTATTTGTCTGAATTAATAAACCATATTCCATCTCTAAAAATGTAAATAGGGTAATGTCCATATGAATATACAACATAAATCAATTCTCCTTGATAGTTATATTTCCATTCCCCCTTCAAATTTGAGGCGACAAAAGGCATTTTACTAGCCGTGTACTCTCGAGCATTTGAGTTCGTGGTTCTTTTGGTTTTTATACTTGTTTTATCAACAAAATCATTCCAAGTAATATTTTCATAATCTCCTTGTGGTCTGTAATTTTGTCGGTATAAGTAATATGTTTTTTTCCAATCACCCGTAGTATTTGTTGAATTAAACAAACCTTTAACAAAAGCTAACCCTTCTCTAGTCTTTTTATTCAATAAATTTTTTTTGTTAAAGTATTTGAAAAAAGCAATCTCTTTATCTGTAAGTGGTCTTGACATATATTTTTAAATATTTTTATGATAAATAGTCCAAAAAAAATTTTTATCAGACCTTCACATGGTAAAGGTTTGGGTGTTTTTGCTAGTGAGAGTATATCTCAAGGTGAAACTATCGAGGATTGTCCTTTGTTATCACTACCGATTAAAAAAGGTGAAAGTTCTAGTCTCTTGTTGGATTACCGATTCAATTATCCTTTAGGTTTAGATTTTGAAGAACAAGTTATAGCATTAGGTTACGGTAGTTTGTATAATCATTCAGACACGCCCAATGCAATGTGGATCCATCATCCAAATTTAAAAAAAGTTTTTAGGTTTGTAGCAATCAAAGAGATTGCCCCAGGTGAAGAAATTTTGGTATTTTACGGAGACGAAACTTATTGGTCTGACGGAAGGATAAGTTCAAGGACTAAATTAGTTTGAAGACTACTTACCTTTTATCAAAATCTCATCGTAATCTTCGACAAGTTTGGCTTTAAGTTTCTTTTCAACATAGGTCAATTCATCATCTGTTAAGGTGTTATACATTTTGTTGAGATTAATGAGAAGATTGTCAGGTACTGTCTCATCTTTTTTCCTCATGTCAAAAATTACAGATTCAAGATTCAGAATTTTTGCAATTTTTTCGCTGTTCATTTTTTCTTACTTTTTTTTGTGTAAAGTGGAGTTGTAATTGATTTTCCAGTTTTCAAGGCTGTTTGTGGTACAACAGTCTCAGAACCCTTTGCCGCTCTTTCAAATCTTTTTTTACAAATATAATTCATAAAAGGTAATTTTTTTGTCATAGGAATCAACCGATAAGTTTGCGCATCTGAAAATCCTAATATTTTTCTATTAATTTTTACAAATTGTGGACTTAATAAAATTTCATTCAATTCAGCATTAATTTTTTCATAACTAGGTTCGTTCACTAATTGTGGATCATTCATTAATTTTTGGAAAGGTTTCCAACTAACAATACAAAATTTATTATCAGTAGGGTCTTCGTTGTTGTAGGTTGAAAATTTATTCCAATAGTTTAGTGCATTTGGTCCGAGTGTAGTTCCACCTACTCGTTCTTTGCCGAAATCAATAAATTTATTAGAAAAGTTCACATATGGTTGACTAAAATATACAACATTTTCCATTTTTTTCCCAGTTATTTTTTCAAATTCTTGAGTGAACGCATCTTTGTTGACTTTTTGTATCGAACTCATTTTAGATTTGAAGGATTCACCATCCTGGAAAAAAAGTTGATTCCTCATTTTATTGGCTTCTTCTCTTCTAATTGGTTCGGGTGTAAGTGATTCGGGTTCACCAAAAAATTGTTTAAAATAGTTTGTGAAAAATCTGCTATCATAAGAATCGACATTATCCTCTGTTTCAGTAATCATTCTATCTACAATCCATTGATATAAATAACTGTCTTCGGGTTTGGTTGGTTGTCCATATTTGTCTACTGAAATTTCTCTATATTTATTATTTTTGTATCTATTTTTTGCTTGTGAAATCAACAAAGGAATCACTTCATTAGTTTTTTTACTCGTTACAGTGTAATAATTGTAAGTTTTACCATCAATTTGAAATGGAACTTTGTATACCGATACTAGGTCATCCGCTGTTTGAGCTTCACTCACATAGTCTACGATGTATGTCAAATTTTTTTCGGACAAGATATATTTCATAATTTTAGGACATTTTAATTTGATTAATAAGCATAACCCTTTATTATTCTATGGGTTACTATAAATAGTAACTTTTAAAAAAAAATTGACACTGTAGTCGTAAATTGTTATATTTATTAAAAAAAAAGATGACTGATAAATTAAAAATAGTTTCATTATTTTCAGGATATGGAACACAAGAATTGGCATTAAAATATATCGGAGTGAATTATGAGGTTATTGCTAACTGTGATAATTTTAACCAAGCAAATGAATGTTATGATGTTTTACACCAAACCTCTAACGGTAATCTTGGTGATATTAAACTGATAAAAGAGAATGAATTTCCTAATTGTGACTTTTTGACATACTCTTTTCCGTGTGTTGATGTTTCAATTTCAGGTAAACAACAAGGAATCAAAGAAGGTACAAGAAGTGGTTTATTATTTGATGTGGAAAGAATCTTATCAGTGAATAGACCGAAATACCTTTTAATGGAAAATGTAAAGAACCTAATATCTAAAAAACATATTGAATCATTTGAAAACCACATTCTTTTTCTGAAACAATTAGGATATAGTTCTTTTTGGAAATTATTAAATGGTGCTGATTTTGGCTGTCCACAAAACAGAGAAAGAATTTTTATGATGTCTGTTCTAAATGGTGATCTAGAAGACGTTAAACAAAAGATGATGAATGTTGATAAGTATAAAAAAACTAGAGTACCAATGTCGTTGTTCGTTGAGGAAACTGATGACTCATCATTGTTTATCAATTGTCCATTCACATTACACAAAACAAAACAAAACACTGTCTGTAAGTTAGCCGCTAGACGAAATGATATTAATTATGATCAAGCAAAACGGATTTACTCTATAGACGCTTGTTCACCTTGTTTAACCACTAGTGGGTCTCCACAAATTATGACACGGGATGGTAGAGTAAGAACACTTACCGCAAGAGAGGGGTATAGATTTATGGGTGTCCATGACCAAGATATCGATAAACTATTAACAACATCTTTATCAACTAGAGCTCACATTTCATTAGCAGGTAATTCGATATGTGTTCCAGTTATGGAAGTAATCTTTAAAGAATTTTTCTACGAATACATTCAAGAACCTACAATCTCTGATACTATTACAGAAATAGTGGAAGTTTAATTTTTCACCCAATATCTGATCGTGATGTATACCACCCTCCCATTGGGTAATTGTATGAAGTTAACACGGTACCTTTACCCATTTCTTCTATTTCATTCAAAAGTTTTTCTAGTTCGTTTATCAATTCGTCAGTTTTACCTGAATTATATTCGATCCTGATTAACTTTTCAGGTTCTCTAGTGTTTGGATTTTTAACGAATTCATTTTTAATTTTATCATTAGTAATTTGAGAGTCTAAATCACTACCTTTTATTATTGTAAAATGAAAAGCACCATCAATTTCTATAGCTATTTTAGATTTTGGTAAATAAAAATCAAATTTTAATTTTCTACATCGTCCTTTTAAGTTAGGTTTTCCTATACAATCTTCAAATTCTTTGGGAGAATCAAACTCTATATTTTTATTTTTAAAATATTCCTTGACTATATTTTCACCTTTAGACTCATAACATTTTGGACACCCCGATCCACTCAAATGATCTTTGGGCATTACAGACCAAGCACCATGTTTTGGGCAAACTATTTTAACTTTTGTCTTCGCATCAACATAATCGGTATTTGTGTAGTCATAAATTAATTTTCCTTCTTTTTGATGAATACCTTCTGCAATGATTTTATCTAACCAAGTGTACTTAGTATCTCTTCTCCCTCCACAAACTGGACAACCTACTTTTTTATTCGGGTTGACGTGGTTACTAGGTGAAACTGTAAAATAACCATGTGGCTCTTCTTCAAAATTATTCAAATTTCCGTCTGGAAAGTTGTTTGATGACACAGGACAAAAAAGTTTGATCGGTGGACTAGTTTTTAGTTTTCCTAGAAATTTAATTTTATCATAACCCGTATATTTTAAAGTCCCGTCAGGATTTGACTGGTACTTTTTTACTTTTTCCATAAACCTTTCTTTTCTTTCTTCAGGTGTTTCTTTTTCACATTCTGGACAACCTTTTGGAGGATACGTTTTTCCGTGAGATAACTTTTTATAAAGATGAGAAAATGGAGTACGATAGAAATCACCGTGATATGGACACGTAATTTTTATTTTTTTAGTTTTTTCTATCCCATCCCATGTAATAACATTTTCTGCTGGGTAAATATATCGAGGGTTTTTATGTATAGTTCTTGCAGTTTGAACAAATTGAGAATACGGTATCTGGGTACTCTCATTTAAAAGATCTATTTTTGATTCCCAATTAATAACTTTTTTTATCAATTTAACCAAATCGTTTTCGGTCAATCTGATAATTTTTGGAGAATAATTTGATAAATTTTTCATAAGTTACAATCAGTGGAATTTGTTTACAAATCAGCTAATCTGTCAGAAAGGTAAGAATTAAACTCACTATCATCACACCATGGACTCCAACGACTATCTATAGAGAATGAAGGTTGTTTAATTATATTTCTGTAGTAGTCAAAAAGATAGTCTAGAAATATTTCAAACGAAGTTTCATTTACACTCTCCATAGATTCTGCAATCTCATCCAAATCAGAATTTTCTAAAAATGGTAGTAAATCAAAACCATTTATTTTTAATTTAACCCCAGCGTCGTTCATTTCAACCACTTCCCCGTATTGACTCAAAGCCCTTTTCAACGTGTCATAATAATGGTCATAAGTTGCGGTCTCTTCACAATCATTCCTTGCTGAATTCATAGCACTTTTTATATCTACCAAATCATTAAATTCCTCAATAGCCTCTTCTAACTCTTCAGGAATTTCTTCAATACTATGTTCCTTTGCGGTTTCTCTGATTATACCCCAAATAGTTTCTGCATTTTTTTCACTAACATCGTCTATAAGTTCACTCAGGGAATAATCATAATAGTCATGAAGTTCCCAAAGGTGTCCACTCAAAATTGTTTCAAAAAACCCAACTTGGATTGTTCTACCACTTGGGGTTGTTCTTCTTCTTACTGTCCAATCCCCATCGACATAATCTTTCACATATTCTGGGTTGATAGAAATTTCAAATGTAAGATCTTTACCTTCAAATGGGTTTTTATCAATTAATCCCATTTTGGCAAGTTTATATTTTGTGATAAATCCATTGAAAAGGTCAGGTCTTTGGGACATTAAGGTGTCTATTTGGTCTTTGGAAAGATCCCAAATTTGGAAATCTGTTTCAGGTCTATATTCACTTTTAAATTTATTTATAAGATATTCCGATTCATTATCAGGATCAGGGTTTTTCAAAGTAAGTAGTGGAAGTATGTATTTGATATATTCTTCATCAGGTTTGGAATTTTTGGGTCCTTTCATTTGAATCACAACACCATCATCATCAATTGCCGCGGTAACGTGACTTCGGTTTATTGTAAATTTATCTGATAATTTTTGAAACGATCTTAAAGAATATAGATTAGCTCTAGACCTACCACAATGACCCATTCGTTCACATTCTTCAGGTGAGTTATTAGTTCCCAAATTTACCCAATAGTAACCCAAACCGTCAGAGTCCCTAAAATCTTTGATTATTTCATTTTTCTCGTCATAGTTGATATTTCCACTCCCTATTTGTAAACTTTGATGCCATTCATGTTGAAGTGCAGTTAGTTGAGACCAACTAAGTTGTTTAATTGAACTTGTGTCTCCATTTAAGTGTACTCGAACATAGTCAATAATACCAACTATACTGCTACGATAGTTTCGAATAAAATTACTTACGTAACCATCTATAGTCCCAGGTTCAATTGACACATACGAAGGTCTATTTCTTGGCCCAAAGGCTGATGTATCCAAAATTTTATTTGCAATCCACACAGAAAGATTTCCACATATTTTTTGTAGAGTTTCCGCGGTGGTTTGAGATAAACCAAGTTTTTCTACCAAAATTTTGACCTTTGACCCTTCTAAGATCAAATTTGAAAGATTTTTAATTAGTTTCAAAACACTTTTTTTCATAAATACAAATACACTTAAAAAAAAAATTTGATTTTCGAGAATTTTTCAATTATCTTTGTAAGAAAAAATATGATTACAGGATTAATAATTGGATTTTTGATTGGATTTCTAACCACTTTTGTAATTGGTTATTTGGTTTTTTTAAAATTTGTAAAAAGACCTATGAACAAATTAATTAATGAATCATTCTCAAATTTTTTAAATTTTGGAATCAAAAATGGTATAGATGTTGTGGACATTCAGAAAAAAATATACAAAAAAAACAAATTTTAAAAGTCCGGCTTGAGATTGAGTGAGTTCTTTCTGGTAATCAATCTCAGGTAACAACCAGTCACTGTAGATCCACAGGATCGGTGTGAACAGAAAGGTCGTCAACCGGGAACACGGTACTGAAGAGGTAACCAGTCTCTTCTTTTTTCAATATTCTATGCCAAACATTTCGAAATCTTCTTTAATTGTTTTCAACATATCTTTTGGATATACCATTGTGAGCAATTGTTTCCATTTATATGCGATTTTGTCATCTATAGAATCCCACCAATCATAATCTTCAATATTTTCAGCATCCCTACTTAAATCAAAATGGATTGCCAATTTCTCAAAAGGAGATTTGAGGACTTTAGATATTATGTAATATAGTGGGCCTTTTTGAGTAATATTTCTAAAATGGGTATCTGAAGTTTCAGTTGTACACCATCTTGTATTTGCTCCGTATTTACACGAGGCCGCATGATTTAACGGAACTACAACCAAATATTCGCCATCATCATATATTTTTTTAGCTTTTGGAGTATCACTCTCTTTTTGTTTTAAGATTTTTGAATACTCGTCTTTTACATCCGCAAAATATGGAAATTGATTGATATCCTGATAAGTAAACTTGTGGCTCATTCTATCGAAAAGAGAAACCACTTTAACAAAATCATTTAGATACTCAATTTTTTCGACCCTAAGCGCCATAGTTCCCAAAATTTCTAACATCGTTCTGAGACTCCATTCTCTGTAATTTTCACTCGTGTCTAATGGATTTGATTTATTATACTCTACCACACGATCCCATCGAAATGGAGACATACCTGGGGAATACCAATTCTTTAACAAAAAATCTAAATATTTTTGTTTAGTACGTATCATAAATTCATTATTCAACGATAAGGTATACATGTTGGTATTACCTTCAGCAATGAACATACTTACTTCTATTTCCGCATCAATGTACTCCTTGTATTTAGATCTAATTTCTCTAATTCGACTTTCTGAAATTAAAAAACTCTTTTTGTGCATCTGTATAAATATACAGAAAAAAAATTTGATTAAACTCAAGTTTGTTGTATCTTTGTAAATGTTCGGGTCAAATTGGACTTGTTCTTTGAAATCATGAAAATTGCCAGAGTGTTGGAATAGGCAGACAAGATTGACTTAAAATTAATTGGGCTAAGCGCTCGTGTGGGTTCGAGTCCCATCTCTGGTACAATATTGGATCCTTCATTGGTTAAACCCAACGGGGTCCAATATTTTAGTCAGGTGGCGGAATGGTAGACGCTAATTTTCAAAATGTGAGGTATAGATACTGGTTAAGTACACGCCGGGAACAGATACAAAATACCATACAGGTTCGAATCCTGTCCTGACTACTTTTTGGGGGATTGATTTTTTTTGAAGTATGGCTATATTTATAATAAATCCACCGAAAAACCCATCGGTCTTTAGCCGATGGGATGTAAGGAGTGAATTGACTAAAATAAACCAAATGAAAAACATCCAAATTAAAGGATATAAACAAACATCGTCAGGAACTGACGATTACAGACGTGGAGATGAAATAAGACCAACTATTGTTGGCACAATCAATGAAGCGTCCAAAATTCTGAACTTAGTTTCAGAAACCCAACCATCTTTAGTGGTTGGGTAGTTCAAACAAACAAAAGTACGTTATGCTTTCACAAAAACTCTATATCAGTTTTAATCCGTCATGGTTCGATAGAACAGCCATAGGATATGACTTTTACGGGTTTGTTTGATATGTACTCCTTACATATGAAAAAAAATTAAACCCGAAGAAATTCGGGTTTTTTTTTTCGTAAAAAGGATGAAACTAATAAAATCATTCGTACCTTTGTAATGTTGATGGTTGAGAGATCAACAATCACAACTTGTTCTTTGACATCTTGGAAAAAATTGAAATGTTTTGAGTCGTGAGACTTCAAAATTTAGTCAGGTGGCGCAAATGGTAGACGGTTGGTGCTGGGCAGTGGCTCCTCCAAAGGCATACAGGTTCGAATCCTGTCCTGACGACAATTACAAAAACTAATAATTTCTCCAACCAATGAAATATAGTGTAGTTATCATTGGACAAATGCTTGAAATAGCATTCAACGTTGATAGGGTGTGTATTAAGTTTTACACCTAGGAGAAGGAACTGTCCCCTCGTCTAACGGCAGGACAGCAGACTTTGATTCTGCTTATCGAGGTTCGAATCCTTGGGGGACAACATAAAAAAATATAGTCAGGTGGCGGAATGGTAGACGCATCGAAAGATAGGTACGGTATGGAGCCCGATTAAATAATCCTAATTACAGGTTCGAATCCTGTCCTGACTACCAAAGAAACAAGTAAAACGCAAACGCACAGTCCCTTGATGCATCAGGTGAGGCACACACTGTATACTGGATGACCTCTGTTTCTTTTTTAATCAGTCAGGTGGCGGAATGGTAGACGCTAAGAGTTTCTTTAATGAGGTGGTCCTAGAGTAGCTGACACACTTAGATACAACAAGGTAACTACTCGCACAGGTTCGAATCCTGTCCTGACTACAAATCTTAGGAGTAATTAACCTAAGACTGAGAGGTTATAAACTCTCGATTGGCTATGGTGTAATGGAGCACAGAGAAACTGAGTATGAAAGGGATTACGGGAATCTTCCCGCAAACATCAGAAATGGGACTCAGGATTATGGTTCGAATCCATTTTAGTCAACAAGCCGTCTTTTTTTCTTGTCTACCGTGGACGTGGATTGTTGAGACGTAAAAGTAACAATCGATTGATTAGGGAACGGTAGGATACAGGTTCACTAGACGAAGGTAGAAGTTTTTTTTTGATAGATGGGTTTGAGTTCTTTATAACAACAAACCAACTATAATTCAGTAGGGACAAATGGGAGCGGCTTACTCCCGTCCCGAAATAGTCAGGAGCCCATTGGTTGGGGGCACCTCCCCAAGGTTGAGTAACAGGTGATGCTGACTCTTTATGGTAAAGCCGAAACAGGTTCGAATCCTGTCCTGACTGCAAAGACAATGGTTTTCCCCATTCAACGGATGTCGACAATCTAGAATGGAATCGGAATTCAGCACCCTCAGCCGAGGCCTCGTAAAACTACGATTAAGCTGTTAAGATTGGAGAGAGACGGGTACTCCATCATTGTCTTATTTGGTCGGTTCATCTAGAGGTTAGGATACAAGATTTTCATTCTTGTCACATGGGTTCGATTCCCATACCGACTACCTTGGAGGTATAGGGGTAAACCCTTGAGGCGAAGTACAAGCCATAGTCACTGAACGTAAACTGACCTCCAAACTAATTAGAAGTGTCGCAATACGCGTTTCAATCTAATTGATAGACGTATCAATGAAGATGTTCGAGGGTGAAAATCCCAAGCTTCTAATCCTCCATTCTTAGTGTTATGTGGTAAAACACGTTGACTCTTACATCGCCTGGAGTGCTACAAATAAAAATGTGAGCTGTATTGAAATAGCCAGTTATAAGCCAACATAAAGTCGTTGGGTACAGACGGAGTAATTAACCAGAGTATAGGCAGGAACTGTGACGATATAGCAAATACCCATTTGAGTATCCACTCCCGAATGTAAGACGAGTAAGTTGGTTCGAACCCAGCAGAATGGACAATGAGTAAGAGATACTCAGAGTCTTTGGTCTAAGACTTAAACAATAGACCCGCTTAAACTGGACAGCGGAACGCCAGTTCTTAGGGTCAAAGGACCAATCACAGCTCCTCCTTCGTAGTGTGACTTTTTTAATAGGGGATGCCCTGTAGGTTTCATCAATAGGAAAAAACCGGAATGACTACTCACTTGGAATCTCAGAGTGGGGAAACACAGTCAGGTGGCGGAATGGATAGACGCGGCCCTATCAGGGGTAGAGGCGAAAGAAACTCATACAGGTTCGAATCCTGTCCTGACTACACAGTGTTGGCTACAATCACCGAGTAGGGTAGTACACTTAAATAAAACAAGAACGGGGAAAACACCGAATCTGCAGATAACGGCGAAGTACCAACGAACGGTGTAATGGAATCAATTCAATACCTCTACGTGGTGGTTCTAGAAACATTCTTTGGAATGGCTAAATTGAAAAAGTTACATGGGTCGCTGGCAGAGTTGGTCTATTACATCTGTATTGTTTTATACATTTCTTTATATTTATATCTATGGAAATATGTTCGTATGGTTGTGGTAAAGAAGCTAGATTCTTTTTTAAGACTGGAAATAAATGTTGTGAAAAATCGCCTAATTCTTGTGAAAGCAAAAGGAATAAAGATTCTGAAAAGAAAAAAGGAAAATTTAAAGGAACACCATATTGGCAATTACCTGAAGACAAAAGAAAATTACCCTTTATACCTTGGAATAAAGGTAAAGTTGGGGTTTATACCGAAGAATACAGAAAAAAAATTAGTAATTCTTTAAAAGGAAGAACTGATATTGGTAGAGCATCTACAGATGAAAAAGAAACCGAAAGAAAGAAAAAAATATCAGAAACAATGAAAAAAAATCCATTATGTGGAGGTTTAAGAAAATGTGGTGGTAGAGGAAAAAAAGGTAGATATAAAGGATATTGGTGTGATAGTAGTTGGGAATTGGCTTGGGTTATTTATAATTTAGAACACAATATCAAATTTGAAAGAAACAATATTGGTTTTGAATATGAATATAAAGGACAAAAAAGAAAATATTATCCTGATTTTTTAATAACAGAAAACTATTATGAAATAAAAGGTAGGAGAAGTTTCGAAAAACTTGATGCTGTAAATAAAGAAAAAATTAGACAATTTAAGTTTAATCTAAAAGTCTTATATGAGAAGGATATGAAACCATATCTAACTTATGTTATAGAAAAATACGGAAAAGATTATACTAAATTGTATGAATAAAGAGAATATCCGAATGAACAAGGGTTCCAACTTAAAATCAGTTGGGTAGTAAAAGCTCCGTGAGTTCGAATCTCATTCCTTCCTCACATTATGCTCTCGTGGCGCAACGGTTAGCGCAAGATGCTTATACCATCGAGGTTACAGGTTCAAATCCTGTCGGGAGTACAAAAGACCTCATAGCTTAATTGGTAAAGCACCTGGCTTTTAACCAGGGGAGTCCAGAGTTCGAGTCTCGGTGGGGTCACTACAAAGGAAACTAAACCTACTACATAGGGTGAAGATATCTAAGGTCGTGATGTAGATGTCGACTTAAAGTTATTTGTTGTTTCTTTTGTTTTATGCCGATGTGGTGAAATAGGTAGCCACGCTAGTTTTAGGCACTAGTGTCTAACGACGTGAAGGTTCGAGTCCTTTCATCGGTACAAACATACATCCTTAGCTCAGTTGGTTCAGAGCATTTGCCTTACAAGCAAAGGGTCGGAGGTTCAAATCCTTCAGGGTGTACATTGGTGAGATAGCGCAGATGGTCAGTTCGCACTGGACTGAAAATCCAGGGATATCGGTTCGAGTCCGATTCTCACCACACAATACGTCTGTATCGCATAGCGGCAATTGCAACTGACTGTAAATCAGTTCTCGTTTGAGTTCGGAGGTTTGAATGCCTCTGCAGGCACACATTGGAATATAGCTCAGTTGGTTAGAGCATTTGACTGATATTCAAAAGGTCGCTAGTTCGAATCTAGCTATTCCAACATTTGGTACTGTGTCCGATTGGCAAGGTCGAGCTCTGCAAAAGCTCTTATGTTGGTTCAAATCCAACCAGTACCTCAAAAAAAAGTGGGTGTGTTGAAACCTAACTAGTAGTGGAGAATACACGCATCGTAGCTTAAGGAAGCAGCAGGTCTCCAAAACCTCGCATGGACATGGGTTCGATTCCCTGACGGTGTGCAATAGTTTCATAGTGTAATGGATAACACACTTCACTATGGAGGCAGTATCATGGTTCAAAACCTTGCACCCGCGCCAAAATGGCGAGATAGCTCAGATGGTTAGAGCGTAGGATTCATAACCCTAAGGTCGGCAGTTCAATTCTGCTTCTCGCTACTCTATTATTTATGGTGTTTATAGTGTAATGGTAGCACGACAGATTGTGATTCTGTTAGTATGGGTTCGAAACCCATTGATCACCCTTTTGGAAGATTGGCTGAGTTGGTCTAAAGCGGCACCCTGCTAAGGTGTTAATTGGGAAACTGATTCATTGGTTCGAATCCAATATCTTCCGCACAATTTGGAAATACAAAAAAAATTCGTATATTTGTCTTGATAGCTCAGAGGTAGAGCAAGTGGCTGTTAACCACTAGGTCATAGGTTCGAATCCTTTTCAGGACGCAAAAAAAATTTGAATATGTTACATAAAATGTAACTAGGATAAATTTTTGGTCTATTAGTGTAGTGATTAACACGCCTCACTGTCTATGAGGTAGCCTCGGTTTGAATCCGTGATAGACCGCCAACCAACAATGAGTGTTGTGCAAGAGTACCCGATCTCTGAAGTCAAACAAAAGGGTTAGTCAGGTGGCGGAATGGTAGACGCAAAAACTGAAGGCGGATAAGTGATTTAAGAAGCATTATAAAAAAGCATGTCAAATCACATACAGGTTCGAATCCTGTCCTGACTGCAAAAGTATTAACCACCCGACTCATTAGGGTGAAGTGTTTCGTACGAAAACGCTTGAATAAAGTGGGTGGCAACCATAAGAACGCCTTAAACTCGTTAATACTTTTTTATATTGCGGGGTAGAGCAGTTGGTAGTTCGTCGGGCTCATAACCCGAAGGTCGCAGGTTCAAATCCTGCCCCCGCACCAAAGGGCTGTCATGTACCAAGGTTGGCGATCTTCACTTGCAATGAAGATGTGGTGAGTTCGATTCTCACATGGTCCACAAAAAAATGCCTCTATAGTTAAACGGTATAACAATTGATTTGTAATCAATTATTCTTGGTTCGATTCCGAGTGGGGGCTCTGATGCAATAGTAACTCAGGTACTAGGGTTAGTTGCAACATCGCGAATATCGTATAGTGGTTATTACTCCATCCTTCCAAGTTGGAGACGACAGTTCGATTCTGTCTATTCGCTCAGGGTTAGTCAAGACCCCCTCGAATCTCAGAGTCGGGAAAAATAGTCAGGTGGCGGAATGGTAGACGCACACATTAACTCGCAAGGTTGATATTGCGCGCTGGACGTAAGCGGACATCGTGCAGGAGTGGCAAAACGCTGGTGGTACGGTTGCAAACGTAAATGGAAGAGAAAACCACAGATGGCATACAGGTTCGAATCCTGTCCTGACTACTTAAACACAGGGGAATATATCAATTGGTTAGATTACGTGCTTTGGGAGCACGAGGTTGTGGGTTCGAGTCCCGCTTCCCCTACTGAGAAATTTTTCTCAATTAATTTGGGTCCATAGTTAAAGGGATATAACTTCTGCCTTCTAAGCTGACGTTCCAAGTTCGAATCTTGGTGGACCTACTAGATCAAAATATTTCAATTTTTTTCAAGAATAAAAAGTATAAAGTTTGGTAATTTGAAAAAAAATATGTATATTTGTTTTCAATTTATTTCAAATGACACCGGACGAGTTACTTCATATCATAAACCATCAACCCAACAAATTGTCTTTGTTAATCGATACGTTGAATTTGTTGAAAAATTCTCATGGTTTTGAACAAGATTTATTGACACCAGGATTCATCAAAGAGTGGTTAGTGTCCGATATTTTGGGGCATAAATGTCACAAGACCAAACATGGCGCCGATGCTACTTCATTGGATGGCACAGAGAAATACGAATACTTATCTTGTAAAGAAGGTGGTACATTCCAATTGGACCGTATTCATAGGAACAATCTTCATCGTATCGAAAGAAACAATGCGTTTTTTTTCGCTTTGTTCGATCAGAACGATGGGTTAAAATGTTTGAAGATATGGAAGGGGGCCACTTCGGATGTTCTCTCTGAATGTCTCAAGAAATTTGAAACTATGTCCACTAGTTCAAATCACATATGTATATCTAAAAAATGGGTAATGGACAATTGTCAATTGGTCTATGTGGGATGAATTGATTAGTCCACATTGTGACCATTTTTTTTTCAGGCCAATACTAACATTCTCTCACTGGTGGTTTGTCATATCGAATGACATATCTATCACCTTGTCTTGAAATTGTTTCGGAGTTTCGATTTAAAAAAATCAAAATTTTATTGTCATTACTGTAAACCATAAAGTGTAGACGATCACTAGGATATTGTTTCATACCTATTGTGGTAATTTCCCATTTTCCATTTTTTTGGGTTGCATCGACTAATGGTTTTACTTGAAATCCTTTTCCATCCACCATAAAATCAATACCTTCTTTTTCATCTTCTGGAGAACCTTTACAAAAAACCTTGATCCTATCATCCGTAAGTGTATTGTAGGCTTTTTTTAATCTTTGTAAGGTTGATTTCTCCAATTCAAATCCTCGAGCACTAGTCGACCAAACAACATCTCTCAATTGTTTTGCAATATCTCCCTCCTCTCCAAATAAAATTTCTTTATTTTCTTTTATCCATTCCATAAAATTATCAACCGTTTGGTCCTGTAGAGGAAAATCGATTTTGAAAAAACTATACATTTTTTTTCTCATTTTTCTATTGGAATAAAAGAAATTCAAAATAGACCAACTAGTATTTTCATCGACAGGAAATATATCTAAAAACCCTTCACGAGTTTTACAAGGCGGTTCATCAATTTGTCCGAGATAATCTTGGTACATTTCTTCAAGTATTGATTGAATTAAATCAGAGACTTTTTTTGATAAAAAATCTTTTGGGAGTTCTTGTGAATAATTAGGTAATGGACTCATTCTATTTTTTTATGTTTTGAAATATTTAATAAATATACGAAATTATAGTTAATTGTGGTTAAAAATTTAATTACTGAGAAGCTTGGAGTTGCAGAACCAACTTTACCATATATTACCATAGTGTACGAGGAACTCAAAGGTAAGACAATAGAGTTTTATAATTCAAATTTAACGAAATATGAAGAAAAGATTGTAATAAATCTCAAAGATATGTCTTTCATTTACAAAGAGTATTTTTCATTATTTGTTCAATTCCCTGTTGAAAAAATATTCATAAATTATACAGCAGTGAGAAAACCACAAAAAAATAAAGAACTAGTGAATTTAGGTGTAACATACTCAACTATGGGTGCGGCATATGAAATTGGTAGACGCGAAGATAATGTATCATACATCAAAAAAAGTAGTTCAAAACTACCTAAATATGTTTTAGAAGATATTCAAAAAAGTTTAGTTCTTAAGTCTAATTTTGACGTAGAAATGAGTCCAACATCATCTGAAGAAGAATTAAAAACCATTCTGAATGATTTGGAAGATACAATCTACCACGAATTCACACATTTTTATGAATACTATAAACGTTTAGAATCTGGTTCTAAAGCCCTAGACTTCACTTTATCCTATGCTGGATCTAAAAACTACAATGTTCCCAAACCTATTTTTAAACTTTGGAGTAAATTTCTGTACCTCATTTATTTTTCAGAACCATATGAAGTTAGAGCTGTTACACAAGAAATTTCTAACAAACTGAAAAGAATGTCTCTAAGTGAATTCAGAAAAACGCCATATGGTATAATCATAGAAAAAATGATTAATTTCAACGCTGAGGAAGAATATAATAAGATATTGGAAGAAATCTCAAATTATAATCCGAATTTGGAAACAAGTATTTTAACTCGATTGTACAATTGGTATATGAAAGATTATGTTTCTAGTGGTAACCCACCTCTTGAAAAGATTGTGATGAAAGCTAAAGATATCAAGTCATTGATGAAAAAATTCGAACAACGAATTAATAAAGTTGGTAGAGATCTTAATAGAAAAGTACTCACCTTTTCGTCTATGAATTCAAAAGACCAGTTTGGAATCCCTTTGTAGATTTCAAACTCGGAATATTTTTTCTATTTTTGGCGCCGAAGATGCTACTACACTATCACGTCTATCTTGCATCGATAATTTAAAAAGTTCGTTGGGATTCAAGATATTTTGATTTCCAATTCTATTATTCAATTTGTTTGCAAATTTTTGAAAAAACCCTGGTCCATTCCAAGTAGCATATATGAAATGAAATTTTAATTTTGGATCGGAATTAACAATCTTAATACTTTCAGGGTTAAGATATTTTTTCGATAAATTATCATAAGACTTTTCTAGTATTCTACTCAATAAATTTCTTAACCTCTCACCAAGACTTCCTGTTGGTTTGTAATTATATTTCCAAACATCCTTATTTTTATTTTGATCCACTAGTTTCCAAAATTCTAATCCTTCAGGTGTAGTGTTTAAGTGACCACCATGTTTTCGATCTAAACCAAACAAGGTTTCTCCTGACTTACCCATTTTACTATTGTAATGCCATGAAGGGTTATAATATCCACCCTCTAAATCTTCAATAATTTTATCAGTTGCTTGTCTAAAATTTTCGAATTTTACGTTAGACCCCATTCCAAAATCATCTCCGTATGTTTTGTTTCGATTTAAAAAAGTGTTTTTTTCATTTTCGAGTCCTTGTTTCAATAAATCTAAAATGAAATTTTGTTCATACATCAACTGATGTTGTCTCAGAATTTCTTCATTTAATTTTTTCATTTTTTTAAATTAATGTATTTATAAATATGTTCTACGATATAATTCTTCGACGAGAGACTGACGAAAAATTTCTTTTTAAGAATTTAGAAGACGAAACTTTATACAGAAACGCTTTAAAAAAATTATCCACAAATATTTTACGTAATTTAAAAAATCGTTCGTGGGGCAATTACCAAAAAGATTTTTTTGAATGTGTAGAAAGTATTGAAATATACCCTGCTCAATTTCTTCTTGCTATCTATGATGAAAAAGGTAATTTCTTGGATACTAAATACGAACGTACAAAAATATTGAGTGTATATGTTTATGTCACGAATGACTATCTTGATACTGCACCGAGTATGAAAACTCAAAAACGATTGTTATTTCCCATAATTGACAAATTGTATTTTTATAATCTTGGTGTAATATCTATTCAAATTGACTCGGTAGTAAAAGAGGCACCAAGTGGATATTTTATTACAAATTATAAATCAGCAACCCTAAGGACTAGGCCAACAATATTAGATTTAAATCCGAAATCATTTTGATTTTGAATTGACAACAGCATTAAGTATCAATTCTCCCAAATCGTTCAATTGTTGTGTTGAGAATATATTTCGATCTAAATAACTTTTGAACTTATCGATGATTTTTTCAGTATTTGCTGGTCTTCCTCTTGATCCAAGTGGAGATGGTATTTTTGGTTCTGAATCCAAATTCATTCTTGGTCTTCCACGTCTTTTCATTTCACTAGAAATAGGTTCTGTAGTTGGGGTATCTAAAGGATTTTTACGAGGTCGACCTCTTTTTTTCATAGCAGGAATTCCTGGTTCAATTTCACTAGACATACTTGATTTAGGTGATCTTGGTGGATCTATTTCGTAATAAGGTTTAAAACCCTCTTCCAAAATTGATTTACTATCGACCTTCAACCATTCGGCCAATTTCTGTAATTGCTGTTCATTTAATTTAACTTTCATCTTAAATTTTATTTATAAATATATTTAAATAACAAATGAGCGTTTTTTTAATTTTATTTTTTTTCTTGATTGTCGGGAATGTAGGTGGTAGTTGTTATCCGAATAGTAAAAAAAAATTATTCGATTTTGGTAACACCAAGCGATGGTAATATGGTTCCAGTATCGATTTTAGTTTGATTTAAATCACTATCAACAAAGTTTAGTATCTGTTTAATGGTATTATTGTTTAGTTCTTTTTCATAACCCATTTTTGTTATTATTTTGTAACCGCCTGAAATTGGTTTTAGCGAAACAACATTAACAATTCGGTTTAATGAAGGTACTGAAAATCTGAGTTTAATCATTTTTTTGTCTTTGTTTTCTAAAAAAATTGACCCATCTCCGTTTATTTGAATTTTCCTACCCAAAAGTTGTAGATTACTTTGTTCATGAATGAATTGTGGTTTGATCAACGTGTTCATATTTTCTTTGTTCTCTTCAGAAATTAGACCCATAACTTGCCTAATCCTTTTTAATTCGTTCAATACTTCCATTGTTTATAAATACTTTTAAAATGAAAAACCCCTCACATTGGAGGGGTTTTCTTCTTATTGGTGTGTATTACTTTTTTTTATCGAATACTGACCAAATAGTTCCGATGAATGTAATTACAGCACCTGTAACTTCTTGTACCATCGTTTCATCAACAAGTCCTTTCATAAGTAAAAGACCTCCAACGAATGTGAGACCATGTCTTACGATCCCCATTAATTGTTCTTTTGATAATTTCATATTTTTTTGGTTTAACGGATTATGATTTGTAAGCGCTAACAATCCTTTATAAATATCATTCAATCGGAAAGAACTCCCAACCTTTGAATCCGTAAATTACACCATACTCATCAACCATAATTTTCATTTTCTCGGCTAATCTTTTAGCTTCAAAATCATTTTTTAGTTTACCAGCCACCGCTTCTCCTTCTTTAGGTTCGTCAATACGTTCAACTACATAGTAATAACCTTCGACGGGTTTGTCATTGATAAGTCTTACACTAAAATATTTTTCATTAGGTTCTGAAGAGTCTGACTCGTAAATATCCCAACCTTGTCTTCGGGCTTCTTCACCATGAGTCTCCTGAAACCACTCCACAAAATCTCTTACATTATCAAAATCATAGAAAATTTTTTCAAAATCGGATAAATTCCCTTGTTTATTAACAAAACTATCTTCAAAAATATTTTTGTTTTTTAACTGAGCATACAATTCAAAATTTACAATAGATTCATTCATTTTTGCGTGACCGATATAGTCGTATAATTTGGATAATTTTTTAATCATTTTCATTGATACAATCTTAAACAATTTTTCCGTTTTGTCCAAAAATTTATTTGGATCTGACATAAGTTTATCCAACTTATTCTTAACAAATTTTTTGTAAATTTCACTTTTTTCTCCTTTAAAAACACCAAACATTCGTTCAATAAAATCATCGGCTAAATAATGTGTGAAACTTTCTATATTACGGTTTCTAAAAGCTTTAACCCATAATTCAATCATGGCGTTAACCAATTCATCATCATTTTGATAATCATCGAGGTTTTTGCCGACACCTTCCAAAATTTCTTTTATTTCATCAATATAATTGTACAAACTTTTTTTAAACTTTTCTTTGGAAAACTGTGATATTTTTTGTAGTCTTAGATAGGTTTTATTGGATAAAAGGAAATCCAAAAATTTGCTCTTATCAATGTCTTGTAAAATCATTTGTGTGGCGATTTCAGAAGGTCTCACCAATGATTCAATATTTGAGGTATAATACAGATTAAACGCCAACCTCTGAAGAGGTTTTATCGATCCCATCATTTTTTTAGCCGCGTGATAGGATATTAATTTTCTAGAATTAACTCCTTTCGACTTATAGTCATCATATAAATGTTTTAATTCATGAGCTATTGATGAAATTGACGATTTATAATTTTCGGATAAAAATATTTTGAGGTCTGTCACGTCCCAATTTTCAGGAACCGCTATCTCTACTCCTAAATTGACTGATCCTACTTCTAACTTATTGTTAATTTTTAGTTTTTTATCTTCGATTTTAGTTCTAATTTTACCTTTTTGAGTCCATTCTAAAAATTTTGGTGAATCAACTTTATCTGTTACAAATAATTTTACATCAAAATTTATATTATCTAAATTCATATCACCAATCTGTGCTGGTGGGTTCAATTTAAAGTTTAAAGTATAATCAGTTTGTGATTCGTTGAGTTCATCCTCCAAATGTCTTATAAACCCTTCGTATACTTTAACGGACGCTTGATATAATCCATCCGGTACACCTAATCTTTCATTAAGTATTTTTTTCATATTAATTTTTTCTTTTAACCCAAGCAATTCTTAATAAATGAGCTGGTGTTGCTTGAACATTACCTCCAACATTATGTAACACAATTGGTACATTGTCCACAATGACCATTACTCTACCAACATGCGTATTCATCGCCCACAAATTATTTTGATTCCTATTTTTATCACTCAAAAAACCTTCGTAAAATGCCTCCTCATGATGTGAAGATGGTGGATAAAATATACCAACTAAATCTCCATTTTGTAGAGGAATATTTGGTCTAGATGGTACAATACCATTTACAAATTGTGCAACTTTGTCTTTATAAGGACCATTTTGAACACCACCTCCTTTTTGATTTATAGTATTCCACATTTGTTGAGCGTATTTAATTTTTTCAGGGGGAATGTTGTTGAATGCGGAATAGACTATCTTACCAGGACCTTGTTTATAGGTTGTCCAAGCTTTACCAATATAATTCAAATCGTCGGAAATATCATTAATGAATTGTGCACAATTTTCATCGTTTGGTTTACAAATTCTGTTGGTAGAACTATCGGTACTAATCTCTGAAAAATCAATTTGTTTCTTGAATTCAGGATTCATTTGAGGATGAACAGCAATTTTTGGTTTTTCAATACCCAAAGTCCTTTTTATTTTTTTAAATAAGTTTTGTTCATTCAAAACCTTGTTGATTATATCAACCAATTCAGATTCGGTTAACTTGATTGTTTTTTTCATAAGTCAAACAATAAACCATTTTTTTTTGGTTTTTTAATAAATAGTAATCGATTAAAAAAAAATTGTTTAAACGAACTTTTTCTATTATCTTTGGAATTATGATAAAGAAAACCTTATTAATTTTGATTTTTATTTTGATGACATCATCAATCCCATTTTTGAGTAAAAACCAAAAAATTTATATTCAACCTATGGGACATGTACCTCAAGATAAATTGAAAATAATCGAAGAAAATTTAACTAAAACATACAACACCGAAATCATTGTATTAGAAAAAGTCAAGATACCAAATGAAGTGAAAATAAAAAATACTGACAGACTCAGTGCCGATAAAATACTTAGGATCTACAATTCTGATTTTTTCTTTAATAATAAGAAGATTTTAGTTGTTACTTCGAAAGACATCTGTACCACTAGATTTTTGAACGGGAAAAAATTCAAGAATTGGGGGGTTTTCGGTTTGGGTACTATGTATGGGTCTGCATGTGTAGTTTCAACTTTTAGAATTAAATCGACTAGTAGACTTATAAAAGTCGCTATTCATGAAATAGGTCATACCAAAGGTCTCTCACATTGTAAAAATGTTAAATGCGTGATGACAGATGCTAGAGGATTAGGTAGGACTGTTGATAACGCGGGATTTAAATTATGTGATAAATGTATAAAAGAACTTTAATTTACGAAAATAAATCATAAATCGATCTCACACATTTCTCACCCAAAGCAATTAATCCTGAAGTCCATTTTTCAAATGTCGTTATTTTTACTTCATCATCTTTACCATTATCTGGTAATATAAACACCCATTCTGGTTCATATTGGTTTATCAACCGTAAAAAGTTTTCACCAACATTAATACATCCTGCACCAGCTCTAGTGTAATTTTTAATTGGTTGTCCATCCTTACCTGCCCGCTGTCTCAGTTCTTTTCTTTTTTCACCAGCACTACCGTGTACCGCGGTGGGGTCGGTTAAAATGTCTGTAGCCCCTCTCAATTTAAATGTGTTATCTATACCTTTACCATATCCTTCAAAACCTTTTGTTTGTGTTCCAGTAGACACTCTGTACGCTCCTGATGGTGTAAAATCTAAGCCAAGTTCTCTTTGTACTGTATATGAATAAGGAAAACCTTGGGGAAATTCTTTATCTGTGGGTGATATCATCCAATTCGTCGCATTTGGATATCTGTCTAAATATTTTTTAATTTTTTTGGATTCAGGATTATTTGGATTTTTTTTGGCAAACTCTAACGATCGTTTGTACCATTCTTCATATCCACCTTTACCTTCACCGACTCCTGGGTCCTTACTTCTACCTGTTGTTATAGTATCTTTACCTAAAAACTTATAATTTGGTCCGAATAAAGAAACAATTGAAGCATCTTTATTAACAATCATAAAAGTATCACCTTTGAATTCATTGTTAAGTTTCATGCGTTCTATAAATTTATAACTCCTTTCTGAAATTTGACCTGTCAAATTTTCAATTTGTTTTTTTTGAGTTGTTTGAGTTTTTTGTCCAACACCACTTGTCTTGATAGTTTGTCCTTTTTGTAACATTCTTATTTGATCATTACTCAATGGACTTACACCTAATTTTTTTGCAGTATTTGTACCTACAATCCCATCTGGTGTTAAACTATTTTTTCTTTGAAAGTCAACTATTGCATTCCGAGTCATTTTTCCATAAACTCCATCAATTCCATCTCTATTTGGTCCTGAAGTACCCAAATTATATCCCAAACTCTTAAGTTTTGTTTGAATAGTGGCAATGTTTTTTGCACTTTGGGTATTTTGTGTACGTGATATTATATCTTGACCGAAATTGGAAGGTATTGGTCTCCCTAAACCTTGTTCTGATAATACTTTATTAATTATTTTCAATAAATCAGATTCGTCTAGTTTAATTATTTTTTTCATGCGTGTTTTTTTGTATAAATACTTTTAATTTTTTTTTCGACCTTGACAATGTGCTCTCTGTGAAAACCCTTTTGGGTTATTACAATTAATCTTTTAATTGTATTTTCATTAATTTGGAAGATCATATTGGTAAATATTATCAATTTGTTCTGCGTAACACATTTCTCATTACACTTTCTGGTGTCATTACACTAGAATTTATACCTAATAAGTCTACAAATTGTATTCCTTTTTGTGGATCATAAATAAAATTACTTCTTTTAGGGTCAAGTTGTATTTTTTTACTATAAAGTTCTTGTAAATCGTTTTCGAAATTTTTTATATGATTCGAAGGAATCATGTGAATTTCTTCTTTTGTCATTTTTTCCATAGACTTACCAATAGCTTTTTGTTGTACTAAATAAACTGTTTCATTACCTTTTGAATCGAGAAAAGATTTTACTTGTACAGTTTTCATGACTCTTGGTGATTTAACTGTATTCATAAATTTTAAATTTTGAATACCTGGATCAGTCCAACCTGTTCCAGCTTTAGCTACATATCCATCTCCTAAGTCAAATACACCTTTATTATTTAACCCTGCACCACCAGATATGTTTATTTTATTCTTTAATTGACTAGGAAATCGTAAAATATCTTTTTGTGGACTATTTTGTACTAATGTTTTGTTTTTATTTTGTAAAATTTTGTTTCTTAAAGCATTTTCAGCGTTTATTAAGTTTTTTGAATTATTAACATCCATTCCATATTTCAAATTTAATTTTTCTATTTCTTTGGTATATTGTTCACGACTGATTTCTTTTTTTTTCAGTTTTTCTATAAAAAAATTCTGTTCTGATTGGTATTGTTGTTGTAAAGTTCTTATTTTATGTAATTTTTGTGTATTTTTTGGCTGAAAAATTTTTTTTACAAACTGAGATCCTGCATTGTAAATAGGTTGAATAAGTTTAGTACGATTTTCATTTAAAAATTTTTCTAGAATATATTGTTTTAAATTTTCTTTAATTTCATTTTCAAAATGAATTTTATAAAGATTCATAGTTTTTTTATTTTTCGGCTGAAAGACCATATCAGTAAATATTCGAATTATTTAGTTTTGACGGGTGCATATTAAATATCTTGTCGTATATTTGTCGTACAAAAAAAATAAACTATGGACATACGACAAGCTAATCTGACGGCAATCGAATTGATGGATAAATATGGGTTGTTGGATAAAGGTTGGTGTTTCAAATTTGATAATGCAAAAATCAGATTTGGGTGTTGTAATTATACGGACAAAGTAATTACACTCTCACGACATCTGTGTAAGTTGAATTCAAAAGAAAAGGTTGTTGACACTATTTTACACGAAATAGCCCATGCTCTTTGTCCTGGACAACATCACAACCATGTTTGGCGAAGGAAAGCTATCGAGATTGGTTGCTCCGGGAATCGTTGCTATAGTGCGACTGAGGTGGTTCAACCAAAACTTAAATACACCGCGGTTTGTAAAGGTTGTAATACCGAGTTTAACAGAACCCGTGTTGTTCGGAAGAATTCTTCTTGCGGAAAGTGTTCAAATGGTGCTTACAATGAGAATTTCAAGTTGTTTTTCAAACAAAATTACTGATACAAATCAAATATGATTACAGTTCTTCGAAATCGGTATACTCTTTGTAGTCTGTTATATTATCATCATTATTTGTATACTTTTTGAAATAATCAAGTTCCATATTATATGGTAGACCCATCATATGCTCTAGATAATTTTGGAATACCTTCTGATAATTTTTTTCGGGTATACCCAATGATGCCATATGTTTTCTGATCCTTGATGGTATTTCTAGTGTGATTCGATAAGATAATGAATTATTTTGTATTTCTAGTTGCTCTTTTACAACTCGTCTCTCCAAAATTTGATTGGATTTTTTAATATGTTCAATTTTCCTGAAATTAGTTTTCATTTTTTAATTTTTAATTTTTAATAACGTCCTGTAATATAAATATACAGGACTTCGGGAATTTTAGTACAAACTGTTTCATTACCATCAAAATCGGTACAAGGGATCTCAGGAAGATTATTGACATAGGATCTAATTTCACGTGGAGCGATAAATTTACCACGTTTATCTTTACGTAACAATTTCTCGATTAATGGTTCACGTAAATACAATTTATTCCTATCGTAGTACTCTTTAAGAATAATGTTCAGATAATTTTTTGAACTCGTACTCAAGGATTCATTTTTACTTTTCTTGGTTTGATCTAAATTGGGTCTAATAAAAAAAGGTTTGTGTCGCAAAATATAAGCCACCGCATCATCGAATTGGTTTTCTTCGAAAAGTTTATTTTCAAGAATACCATTATGGTTTTTGAATATCTCTATTTGATCGCTCCCTAAAAATTCAATTAAAAAATAAAATTCATCCACCCAAGTATCTACTTCCCAACTTCTATCTGACATATGTGATAGTATAATACCATTTTTGGTTAATTCTTTCATTAACTCCGAACGTACATCTATAGGAGGATCGTCCTGATAATCGTCTGTATCAGGTTCTGAGGGTTCACTATAATCTCTATATTGGTTATAAGTCATTAAAGGTTCTCCAGCAGAATTAAACGGCTGTTCATTTAAATACAAATTTTTGGTTGAGACTATGTGCATTTCTAAAATTCTGTCTCTGTCAGTATCCGAAATGTAACTAAGTTTTTTATCAATCATATCAATAAATATCATTGATTGAAAGAATATTTGATGATTTAATAATAGGGGTTTCTTTATGGAATATTTGATTTTTTTGACATAGTAAAGAATTTTTGTAAATATGTTTTCACAGAATACAAACATTTTACAAAAATTCTGTCTTTTGTAGATAATCAAGATATTTATAATAAATGAAGATTATTCACAAATCATACAAGTTTAGAATTGAGCCGACATCAGAACAAATTGTTTTGTTATCAAAACATTTTGGTGCTTGTAGATTTGTATTTAATAGATTTCTTCACGAAAGAAAAGAAAAATATTTAAACGAAAAAACTTCATTAAATTATTATGATAATGCAAGAACATTAACCGATTTAAAAAAAGAAGAAGATTTTGATTGGTTAAAGGAAATAAATTCACAATCTTTACAATCGGCAATTAGAAATCTTGATTCAGCATATAAAAACTTTTTTAATAAACAAAATAAGTTTCCAAGATTTAAATCAAAATACAATAAACAAAGTTTTAAAATACCTCAAAATGCTTTAATTAATGAAGGAAAATTAGTTATTCCAAAATTCAAGGAAGGAATTAAAATAAACTTACATAGAGAAATAGAAGGTGAAATATTATTTGCAACAATTACCAAATCAACTACAGGAAAATATTATGTCAGTATAACTTGTGAAGTTAATTACAAACCATTTGATAAAACAGGTTCAAAAGTAGGTATTGATACAGGTATTAAAGATTTGGCAATACTTTCAGATGGAAAAACCTATGAAAATATTAAAGTTTTAAAATCAAAGTTAAAAAAACTTAAATATCAACAAAGACAACTATCCAAAAAACAAAAAGGTAGTAATAGCGGACAAAAACAAAAAATTAAATTATCTTTAACTCACGAAAAAATAACTAATATCAGAAAAGATTACTTACATAAAATATCTACAGAAATAGTCAAAAACCACGACATTATATCTGTAGAAGATTTGTCAGTTAAAAATATGATGAAAAATCATAAATTGGCTCAATCCTTATCTGATGTTAGTTTAGGTATGTTCTATACAATGTTAGAATATAAGTCAAAATGGAATGATAAATCTTTTGTTAAAATTGATAGATTTTTTCCATCTAGTAAAACTTGTTCTAACTGCGGATGGATATATCAAGATTTAAATCTTTCCATTAGAGAATGGACTTGTCCTTCTTGTAATGAACATCACGATAGAGATTTAAATGCTAGTAAAAATATCCTTAAACAAGGAATAAACATATTGTCTGGTTACGGAATAGAATCGGACACTAAACAAAAACAGGAGGAGGCGTTACCATTAGGTGAGTCTGTGATTCCTGAAGCCCAACCATCTTTAGTGGTTGGGTAGTTCACACATGGTATCAGACATGGTATTTCCTTGACAAATGGGTCACATTAATCCAATACTATATTTTTTTACAATTCAATTTGAATTCAACTTGAACAATTCCACATTTCCAACTTTAACGTAGTAATAAAAAAGATCTTTGATTTGTGAATGATCTGTAATTCCTTTTTCTTGGACTATTTTTCTGAATGTTTCTATAAATTTGATAAAATAAGTGAGAGGTACGTTTTTGTAATTTGGCATAATAGATTGTACCTCATTTTGAGATAACAACCCAACTTTCTGAAATTCTCGTAATTTTCTAATCGCAAACTCGTCGGCAATATCCTCAATATATTTCATAAAATTTGCTGATTCTACTATTGGTTGTTCATTGAAATACATCAACCATTTTTTTGTTTGACCATATTTTTTAAATTGATATGCATGTGCAAGTTCATGAAAAACGACGTATAAAAAGCTGACAAAGGAATATTTCAACACAGAAGAATCTATAATTACTCTATCGTCCAAAGCAATTCCCAATGCGTGTTTAATCGGCATAAACTCAATTTCATCGACTCCTGAATTTTTAAGATACCTTTCGATTTCTTCTCTGTATTGTTGAGCCTCAGGGTTTTTTTCTATAATTATGTTGAGTAAATTTTTCATACGTAATTCAATTGAAATCAAGCAAACACATCAAAAAAAACATATTCACCATTTTTTATACCTACATTTCCATCGTGTAAGTCAAATTTATTGTATCCTACACCAAATTTTTCAATAGAATTTAATAATTTATACAAAGTTTGTTTAAAAGTTTCAAATTCAGGAATATTGACACTAGTTTTTGTTTTTTCTCTTATTTTTTTCAACCAAAAATCTTTCAATCGTCTATCATTTAAATAAATAGATCTTATTACTGAAATATTTTTTTTATACCAATCTGACTCCCAGAGATATTGAAAACAAAACCACACATTATTTTTTTCTTCCTTAGAAAGTTTTTGAACTTTATCCAAACAGATTACGTAAACTTTATCTCTTTTTGACGAGTTTGATTTTTGAAATCTTTTTATAAAGTTTTGAAAGTCTCTTTCGTATTTTTGTCTATCTTTTTTATTCAAATTAAAATCTTTTCTTTGATCCTCTGGTGTATTCCAATAATCTGGACTGCGCATTTTTAAAAATAGTTCTTTTTTTTGCTCACGATTTAAAGGCTCATTCCTTGGGACGCCTAGTACAGAACTAAATGACAAATTGTTCGGTAAATCTATTTCTTTCACCCAATAATAATTGACAATTCCTGGATGAATTCCATTTTGTTTTTGGATTATTTCTTTTATTTTATCAGCTTCATGTTTATTTGTAGTAAATTTTAATATTACAGTTGAATTTTCAGGTTGTAGTATACCGAAAAAATTATTTTGTGTGAAATTTGATGGTAAATTCAAATGTCCTTTCGGGGACATTGCAAAACCAAAAGCTCCCGCTCCAATAAAATTCAAATTTGAATTTGGAAAAATTTTTTGAATGAACTCTTTAATTGATAGTACATCATTTCCGAATGTACCTGCAAACTGATTACCATACTCTTTATTTGGTTTAAAATAAGGTTCTTTTTCTTTTTCTATTTTAATTGGTGGTCCACCAATAATTGTTTTATATTGTGTTTCGTCTGATGTTTTCGAATCTGTTGGGATATCGACATATTCCATCAAAAAATTTATTATTTGTTTGATTCTTGTAGTTTCTTTTAATAAATTCATAAAGTATAAATATCATTTATAAACAATTATTAATATGTATTTCTAAAAAGTTATTCAATTTCAAACTTGTTGAAATTTTCTAATTTATTACTATCTTTGATTTATAAAAGATATTTCAATTATGAATGGTAGATTATATCGAGGTGATGGATATATTGGAGGAGTTTGTGCTGGTCTTGGGGCATGGTCAGGTTTGCCTCCGATTTTATGGAGGATTGCATTTCTTTTCATTTTTCCCTACGCCTTTTGGATTTACATCATTTTATGGATCTTTCTCGAAAGAAATTTTTAAAATAAAAAAATATGACAGGAATTTTAAAAAAATAAAAAACAAATGATGGAAGTGGATGGTTTATTAATAATATTCCACTTCATACTGATGATATTGATAGTTTTGTTAATTACAATGAAAATGGCGAACTTATACATGATTATGAAAATAAAGAAGTGGAATATTATGTGGAAGAATACAACCATAGTTTTTATGGTAAGTATGATGTTGTAAGGATATTGGTTTGATTTTTTATTTTATTATACATAACTACCGCATATACGTAACTAAATATAACTAGTTATTTAATAGTCGGTTAGATTCAAATGATCTAAAAAATTATAAAGATTTGAAAAAAAAGTTTATACATTCTACTCATCCAAATCCATCAAAATCTCAATCAAATGATCAATAACTTAGATCTAATCAAACCACTTTTGAACTTTGAAAATGAGGGTGATTTCTATATGCTATATGTATTCAAGCGTAAGAAAGATCAACCCGAGAGTGAAAGAGACAATCATCAATCGGTTCGCACCGTCAAAACATATTGTATCGAAAGTATTGATCACTTAGAAAAACGATACGATGAAGTCAAACAACTTTGTGAAATGTTCAAGGCTCGGGCATATATCCACGTCCAAAAACAAAATCACCACGATGTTTCCTTAGATATGATGATCTCACTTGCTGAGAGGATCCGAGGTGAACAACACAACCAAAAGAACCTATTCGACTCTGTGGTTGGCCAGCTCAAGACCAATGAGAAAAGGTGGATTGTGGACATTGATACCAAAGACCAAACTACCCTGTCCCACATTATGGATGTAATCAATAATGAATGTCGACCTTTTCGGACAAGGGCTGAAATCCATACTCATAAATCGGATGGCACGGTTGAAGTAAAAAACGATTATGTTTCAAAAGTTATTCAGATTATTCCAACAAAGAACGGATATCATATTATTACAGAACGATTCGATGTCTTGGAGTTCAAAAAGAAATTTCCAGATATTGATATCCAAAAGAAAAATCCAACGCTACTTTATTTACCACACACCCTTTCTTGAAAAAAAAATTTGAGTTCATAGATCATTTTACTCAAAACTTTTGTATATTTGTGGTGTAAAAAAAAACGAATATGAAAACAATTTGGAAATTTTCAACCATTATAGAAGGACAAAAAAGGCAATTCAAGGAAAAGTTTACTTTGCAAATGCCAATGGGTGCAGAGATTTTGACCATCCAGACTGACGAAAAAAATAACCATCCTACAATTTGGGCACTAGTTGATCCACAAGCTGAGATGGAGGACCGATTCTTTGAGCTTTATGGAACTGGACACTCTATTCACGAGGATATGGGAATTGAAAGAAAATACATTGGGACCTATCAGTATCAGAGGGGTGAGTTTGTAGGTCATATCTTTGAACGATTAAATTAAAGAAATGAAAATATTGATAAAAGGATTCGTAAATTGGATGAAAGAAGTGGGCTGGTTTGCCATTCCGCTTACCGTCTTTAATGTATTTTTTATTTGGTTGTTTGTATTCCACCAGGGCTCTTACTACCACTACAAAGTTCGCTTAACGTTCTGTGATAGCAGACCAGAAAGATATGTTCACCACTATGGGTTCAGGTGTACAGGAATTGTAACTGAAGGCAATGGAAGATATCACTCCAAGGCACTTAGCTCTTTTACTTATAAATCAGCAGACCATAGTCAGCATAAGGTGTTTAACGTTTGTGAGGCAGTTATTGTAGAAAAAGAATTTATAGGAGATTATACCTGGCACGAAGTCCCATAATTTATAGATGTTGGAGGTAAATTGTTTGAACTACCCAACCACTAAAGATGGTTGGGATTCTGAAACCAAGTTCAGAATTTTGGACGCCTCAGCGATTGTGCCAACGGGTGTTGGTCTTATTTCATCTCCACGTCTGTAATCGTCAGTTCCTGACGATATTTGTTTGTATCCTTCTTTAAGGATGTTTACGCTCGCATTTAAATCTCTATCTAATTTGGTATGACAAGACGGGCAAGACCACTCTCTATCATCTAATTTTAGATTTTGATTTATGTATCCACAACAATTACAAGTTTTAGAACTAGGAAAGAATCTATCAATTTTAACTATCTGTTTTTCATTCCATGCTGCTTTATAAGTTAAAAGTTCTATGAACTTAGACCAGCTTGCATCAGAAATGTGTTTCGATAATTTATGATTTCTAATCATTCCTTTAATGTTCAGATCTTCTA